AAATCTCAATGCGCATGCCAACAAACGGCTTGAGCATGGGCAGGTGCGGGCCGCTGACTACAGTCGCACTGCCATTCACCGGTGCGGTGAACGTGTACGGGTACGGCACCTCGATGCGAGCAATCATCCCGCCGTCCCACCCGAGAGGGAACCAGCCAGCCCCCTCAGGAACGGTCAGTACATGGTCGGCAACCAGCACCGATTCGCCCGCAAACTGCTGGGCAACGGTGGTGGTGGTCGTGAGCGTGAGCCCCGCCCCGCCGGTGCTAGTTGAACCAACCTCGGTGGAGTTGTGCCACCAGAGCCGGGCCGGCTCATCAGCCAACGACTCGCCTGGACCGTAGATCCGGTAGCGGGCGGTACTGCCCAGTGAAGCGATCGGGGTGTCGCCGATCTTTACGTCGGTGGGGTTTATCTCAAACTCACCTACGCCAACGCACAGCAGCATTTCCACCCACTGCTCCGTCTCGTTGACGAAGTAGTGCCGAGGCGGCGCCAGAAAGTCGGGGAAGATCCGAGTGCGGCCGGCAACCTCCCGGATTATGTCCCCCACCTTAACCTGATTGCCGGTGGTCTTCGCCAGGTTAAGGCTCTGTCCCTTTTGCGATTTGTTCGTCGGGGTGGCCAGCGGCTTCTGCGTGAGCATGATGACACCGACCGCCACCACGGCGGCCACCACCGCCCATACAGCCACCTCAAGGCCGGTACCCTTGGGCTCTGGATAGATACGGACCGTATCCATCGGAGAAAACTCGACCTTGCCCCACCGGTCAGGGGAAATGAAAACCCCATTCACCTCAATGCTGATGGGCGGCGACGAACGCGGCGCATACCCAGGCACATTGCGGCGCAGCCAACCCTCTATCGTCATCACCTTGTCGGTTCTGTAGCGCTCCAGAGGAGAGCCCTCAAGCTTGCTGGGGTAGAATTCGATCACGGTGATAACTCACTTTCAGGTACTGGTCTTGGAATCGCCGCAGGGGCTTGATGGTGGCGCCGCTTGGCTTCATTTCCAGGCCATGCAGACGGCCTTCCACCTCAACGATGAGCGCCACATGCACGCAGATGTCTCCCCGCCAGATGCAGGCAATAGCGCCCACCTCTGGCGCGCAACGCTCCATGGCGCCGGCCTCGTGGCGAACGGCACGGGTGAACTCCCGAGGCATGGTGTTGCGTACGTCGCCCCAGCTGGGTAGCAGTGGCAGGCCGTAGACCTCGTGGCGCGCCGCCCGCGCCAGCCCCCAACAATCGAAGCGCACAGGGCCGCGCCCGCCGTCCTCGTACGCGGCGGTGAGATAGCGATCAAACATCAGACGTACCTAAGGCAGGGGGCAACATCCAGCGTGTAGCGGCGCCGTGGCCACGCGAGGTTGACGAAATCGAAGTAACCGGCCTGCAACTGCACCGAGGCTCCTTCCATGAAACCGCTGAGCACCTTCATGCGATAGGGCCGCTCGGCCGGCGCGGTTAGGTCGGACGATAGAAACATCCGAAACTCAAGAGTGATCGCCTGACGTGCTTCCAGTGCCTGGTCGATCAGCTGTTGAGCCACACCCGTCACGTTATCTATGGCAAACGTTAGTGTCTGGTTGCCGCTGTCATCCCGCTTAGGCAGAGCGGCGTCGAAGGCGGTGGCCGTGAACTTGACGCTTTGCCCCGTCTCCAGCGTGGCTACCACGTCGTCAAAGCCCGAACACATGTAGATTGGCGCGGCCCAGGAGCTACAGCGCAGCGTCAATGTCGGAATCATCCACGCCCGGCCGCCTGATGCGTAAAACCGTGCAATTGCAGTCATCGCCCTACCCTTTTCGCTCCGTACGTCTGTTCGTAGGCCTTGGCTAGCACCCCGCCTTGCCGAATGTTCGCCACGAAATATCGAGGATTTGACGACCGTCCGGCCCCGTAGAGGTCTGCACCCGTCCAGCGCGGCGGGCATCCTCGTAGAGGTTCACCTGCGGAGGAAGCGCGGGCGCGACGGTGCCACCACCTGCAGACTCAGCCGCCGGGGCAGTGGAACTGCCAGGGCCACCGATGAAGGCAGCGCGGCCGTCGCTGATGGCCTCAAGCGTGCCCACACCAATACGCGCAGTAGACTCGGCATCGAACACGTACTCGCCGCGGTGCACCGGGCCGGCGACCTCATCCTTGCGGCCGTGTCCCGTGTAGCCGCCATCCATGAAGCCCACACCCGACATCGCGGTCATGCCCACGGCCGAAGCCAGCGGGTTGGCGATAGTGAGCGCTGTGGCCATCGCGCCTGGTGCCAGAGCCGGGCCAACGATTGGAATTGCCGCAGTCGAGGCAAATGCAGCCAGGCCGGCCTGCAGCGCTGTCGCCTGGGCATTCGCCGCCATCATTCCCGCAGAGCTCGCCTGGGTGGTCTTGCCGACGATCATCTGCACACCCTGATACACCAACCACTGCGCCGCCATGTCGGCCAAAGCGTTGAGCACAGACTCCGCGAATCCGCTGATCATGTTCCCGAGCGCATCACCCGCACTCTCGGCGCCGGTGGCAACGTCAGTCATGAAGGTGCTCAGCTCGCCACGCGCACTCCCCAGCATGCTGGTGGTGGCATCTGCTGCCTGGGCAGAGTAGTTCTGCGCATCGTCAGCGAAGTTTGCCCAGGCCTCATGGACCCCATTCATCCAGGTTGATTGCTGCTCATCTACCGCCGCGTAGAAGTCCTGCTGCGCCTGGAGCCGTTTGCCGAGCTCTTCCTGAAGCACCTGTGTTTCGCTGGCATACAGGTCAGGGGCAAGCTGCCCAGTGTTTCGCTGCTCATTCAGGGCCTGGAGGTCTTCCACGTACTTCTGGCGCAGGGCTAGGTCAGCGCGCATACGGTCACGGGCCTTGTCGCCCATGCCGATGCCGGCCAGTTCCTGGGCAAATCCATCAGCCTGGGTCTTGGTTCCGGCCTGCTGCGTGGCCTTGAAGGCGCTGAGCTTCAACGCATCTTCATTAGCCTTCTTGATTTTGTTTAGCCCATCGAGCTCAGCCGCCAGTTCGAGTAAGCGCTTTTGCTGGGCTTTCGACAGGTTACCAAGTTTGCCCTCCTGCAGCTCAAAGGACAGCTTGGCTACCTCGGATGCGTCCTTCTGCTTGTCGCCCGTGGTGTTGATAAGCTCGATTTGGCGCTTGTAGCCTTCCTCAGTTGACTCGAAATCCTTGAGCTGCTGTTTGGCGGCTTTCTCGCCGGCCGTTTCGCCCTCACGCTTGGCCTTATTGGCCTTGTCATTGGCCTTCTTCTGCGACTCGATGGCGCTGGCTGCAGATAGGATCGCTTGCCGATCGGTATCGGTTAGGTCTGCATTCTCTGCAATGTACCGGTTTGCGATCTTGATCGCGTCGTTGTTGTCTTGCAGGCCACCGAGCTGTTTCTGCAGGGTTTCCAGGTAGGTCTGACCAGCGCTGCTCATGCCGGTCTTCGCGGCATTATTCGCTTCGGTCGCGACCGTGTTTTCCTTGGTAACCCCGGTGAGGACGCGCAAGGTTTCCGCAATCAGGCCTGAACGCTGGTCAGCATCACTGACGGCGCCCGCCTGGGTGATCCACCCCTGCAACGTAGCCGCTGGAAGCTGGAAGCGAGCCCCCACCTCCTTGAGGATTGGGGCAAGGTCTGCACCCGAAGACCGAGCCTCATTCAGCCGGTCGATGATTCCTTGGTAGTCGGCCAACTGCTTGTTGTACTGACCACCCGAGTCCCGAACGGGTGCCGTTACTGTCGCAGAGCGTATGGACTGAGCAAGATCGCCATAGGCATCCTTGACCTTGTCCGCGGCGTTGATCTGCTCCTGTTGCCATTTCACCAGACCGGCTTCGCGCTGGTCCCGATTGAGTTTCTGGAACTCCTCCCGCAGTTGGGATACGGGCTTTTGCATGTCCTCCAGGCTGACGCCGGCCTTGTCCGCATTGTCGCGAAGCAGGAGGAAACTTGCCGCAACAGTGCCGGCGAGAATCGCCAACCCCATGGGTCCGCCCAGGCCGGCAAGGAGACCGGCCGAAGCGGCCTTCAATCCAGACTGAGCTGTTGCTACTGCAGCAGTTGCAGCGGCCTCCTTTGTCCGCGCCGTTGCGAGCTGAAGGGACATTTGGGTCTGAACTGCGGTACCGCGCGCCGCAATAGCCTCACGCTCAGCAAGAACGGTGGCAGTCTGAGCTTTCCGTTGATCCGCTATCGCCGCCTGCAGTGTTGCCTCAGCCTGGGCAATACGCGCAGCACGGTCAGCCCGCGAGGCCTGCACGGCCAGCCCAGTTTTCGCAACGTAGTTGGTCAGAGCAGCCGCACCGACGCCCCCCATGGCCACGGCCACCAGGTCCACGTTGTCCGCCAGCGCAATCAGCACGTTCGCAAAGCCTGAAACTATGCCGGTTTGCTCTTCCATGCCACCCAGGAATACCTGAATGGCGTTGCTGATGTTCACCAGCGCATCCTGCACGCTGGTGGACATGTCGGCCGCAGCCTTGCGGTTGGCCTCAACAGTCTTCAGGAGGCCGGTGTTGATATCATCTATCGAAAGCTTACCTTCATTACCGAGCTTCCGAATCTCGTCTGCACCCTTCCCGGTGGCGGTGGCTATCGCGTCGACAATGGTCGGCATTGCTGTCTGGATTGACTGCCAACCATCGATCTCTACTTTACCGGTCTGTAGTGCCTTGGAGTACGCATCCAGTGCAGACCCAGCCTTGTCTGCTGCTGCTGCGTTGGTCACAAGAAGAAAGCTGAAGCTGTCAGTAATGTCGAGCGTTTGCTGGGTATTGAATCCCAGACTCTTCATCACATCCGCAGTGCGGATATACAGTTCCTGAGCCTCTGCAAGGGGCCGATAAGTTTCCTGAGCAGTTTGCAGCAAGTGATCTTGAACCAGCTGGTACTCGCTTGCGCTACCGGCTGCGGCCTTCATCCTGTCAGCCATCTGCCCGTAGGCGTCGACTTGCTGAATGATCCCGCCGATCAAGCCAGCCCCAGCCACCGCCGCGAAAGCACCACGAACGAGAGTGCCGGCTTGCTGCGCTGCCGCGCCGGCCCGATCAAAAGCGGAGTCGACCTTCGCCAAGCTCTGATCAATCGCCTGGGATGACCGAGAGACCAGTTGATCAGCATTAGCCAACTCTCGACGCAGCTGAGCCGTGGTCGCCTCAATCTGGACCAGCATACCCTGGACCTGTTGGTCGGCCATGTAATTCTCCAGAACGAAAAAAACCGCCGGAGCGGGTGTTGAGCTATGCGTTACGGCCCGTCAGCGCCTGTCGCAGCTTGTCGGCCACAGCCGAGGCGCTGGGTTTCGGCTTGGCCCCTTGTGCCTTTCCTTTGCCGAAGGGGTTGGTCATCTGCGACCACTCCAGCCTGGCATCCAGCGCCATGAACAACTCGGGTAGCGGCGTTCGCCAAGCCACATCGGGTTGCCAGCCAAGCCAGCCCGTTGCGATCGAGTACAGCCGGTCAACGTAACTTCCGTCTTCGATGACGCTTACGCCGTCCCGGCTTGTTCGTTTCCCGCGTCTTTGCCGCGCGGGTTGTACAGCGCGACCAGGTAGGCGTTCAGTAGCGTCGACGCATCGAGAACGCCGTGCTGCCAGACTTGCTCTGGCACTGCCTTGGCGGCCTTATCGTCGAGGCCGGCACCGGCCACCAGGATGGCGGCGCAACCGTCGACGCTGAGCGAGTTG